CGCGCCGCTGCTATCGAGACAATTCGCAAGGCTGAGGAGCGCGAGGCCAAGGCCGCCGCAGCTGCTTCTGACTTCATTGTCACCGAAACCGCAAAGTCCGATATGGACTATGTTCGCGCACTCGCAAAGGGTGAGATTCGCTCTCACAACTTTGAGACTCGCGGAACTCTAACCCCATCAGGTTCATCTGGTCTAGTGCCACAGTCCTTCGTAGCTCGCGTCTATGACCTAGCTCGCGAAGTCGGCCCAATGCTAGACCTTGGAGAGCGTTTTGACACTCAGTCTGGTGAAGATCTAAAGATTCCAACCTTGACTGCTTACGCAACCGCTGGTTACGAAGCTGCTGGTGCAGAGATTGACGAGTCGGAGCCAACCTTCAGCTCAATCACTCTTGGCGCAAAGAAGTATGGCTTCCTAGTTCCAGTTGCTCGTGAGCTAATCGAAGACGGCGGTGTAGATGTCGCTGAGGTTCTAGCTCGTGCAGCTGGAAACTCAATCGGTGTTGCTGTAAACGCAGCTCTAACCACCGGTGCAGGTGGAGCTTCAGCTCCAACCGGTATCGTTACCGCAGCAGGAACCGGTGTATCCGGAACCATCGCTGGCGGTCTATTCACCGCAGACCAGCTGATTGACCTTGTTTACTCAGTAGACGGCGCAGTTCGCAGATTGCAGGGAACTGGTTGGCTAATGGCCCCATCTGCTATCCGCAACGCTCGTAAGCTAAAGGACAACGATGGTCAATACCTGTTCCAGCCTTCACTTCAGGCAGGACAGCCAGACTCACTACTTGGCTTCCGCGTAAACGAAAACCCCGGAATGGCAGCAGTTGGTTCAGCTGCCGCTTCGGTTGGTTTCGGATACCTACCAAGCTACAAGATTCGTGTAGCAGGTGGCCTACGCGTTGACAGAAGCGATGACTACAAGTTCGCAAACGACCTTGCAGTATTCCGTTTCTTGATTCGCATTGACGGAAACCTGTCACATCAGAGTCACTTCCAGATTTTCAAGGGTTCAGCAGCATAGTTCCCTAAAATCTGAGCAAGACCCTCACCCAAAAGGTGGGGGTTTTTGCTATTGTGGGGATAGAAAGGAAACCAATGAAGCCAGAGAAACTAGACCTGACCATAACTACTTGGTCAAACTCGCCCTATCAGCCGACCGGGTATGGGATGCAAATCGGCATCCTGCTCGACTTCCTAGTCAAGCATGGAGTCAACGCCGCTCACTCATCGAACTGGGGACTAGAGGGGAACAACTCCACTCACAAGACCGCCTATGGTGAAATCCCTCACTATGCCAGAGGTTACGATCCGATGTCGCAGGACGCTCTTGCGGTAGCTCACAAGATGCAGGCAGGGAAGAAAGATTACAAAGATTACATCCTGACGCTAGGCGATGTCTGGACACTCAAGCCAGAAGTATGGCCTGCCGATGAGTTCCCTAGAATCCTGTCTTGGGTTCCACTAGACCACATCTCAATGCCCCCTGCTGTCGCAGCTTGGCTAAAGAAAGATAATGTCACACCTATCGCAATGTCACCTTTTGGCAAAGCGCAGCTAGATGAAGTCGGCATTGAAGGTCACTACATCCCTCACGCTATTGACACAGTTTCTACTTTCAGGCCAACCAACAAAATTGGCAAGCAAGATGCGCGAGAGTTTCTAGGCATAAAGGAAGATGACTTCCTAATTGTAATGAACGCCGCCAACAAGGCAAACAAGTCAGTCCATCGCAAGGCTTTCGCTGAGGCTCTAATGGCTTTCGCTATCTTTAGACAGAAAGTCCCTAACTCCTATCTCTACATTCACACCGAGCCAAAGGGTATCTACGGCGGTTTTCATTTACCGCGCATTGTCCAGAATTGTGGACTTCCGCTTGACTCGGTTATCTTCCCTGATCAGATTGACTACCGAATCGGCATTGACCCAGAAGACCTAGCTGGCTTCTACTCGACTGCCGATGTCTGTCTGCAACTTTCTATGGGTGGTGGCTTTGAGATTCCGATTATCGAGGCGCAGGCTTGTGGAACTCGCGTCATTGCTACCGACTGGACTGGGCCGAAAGACCTAATCGCCGAAGATGGCTTTAGGGTGTCGGGTCAGTTGTTCTGGGATGAGGCTCAGGCGGCGTGGTGGAAGACGCCTTCGATTGCCTCTATCGCGCAACAGCTAGACAACGCTTACGAGGTAGCAAAGGCAGAGGGCAGACACTCAGAGACCTCACGCAAGTTCGCGCAGCAGTTTGATTCTCAGAAGGTTTGGAATCACTACTGGCTACCTTTCCTAAGGGAATTAGTTTGATTCTTATTGTCCCTGTCCTCAACCGCTACGACCTACTTCAGCGGATGCTTGACAGCATTGACTACCCTGTCGAGCTTTTGATAATTGACAACGGCGGTCAGCTACCTGAAATCCGCGTTCCTGAAATTGTAAAGAAAACTCACATCTTGACTATGCCTTGTAATCAAGGCGTGTCAGCAAGCTGGAACTTAGGAATCAAGTGCTTTCCCTTTGCACCCTATTGGAGCTTTACTTCGGCGGACACTCAGTTCCACCCCGGTGCGCTTCAGAAGCTGGCAGAGGCTTCTCGACCTGACTGCCTAACTCTAAACAACGCTTTTCCTTTCTATCAGTCGTTCAGCGTTGGGGAGCAGCTAGTTCAAGAGGTCGGACTGTTTGACGAGAGTATCTATCCGATTTACTTTGAAGATAATGACTACGAACGCAGGGTAAGTAAAAAAGGCTTTCCTGTCCTGAAGGTCGAAATCCCAGTCCATCACCATAACGCTTCTACGATTCACGATACTTCAACGCCAAACCGAAACGGCGTGAGCTGGCCTTCGAATCAGGCTTACTTTCAAAACAAATGCGACACCGATGACTATTCAGAGGGTCGTTGGAATCTCGAAAGGATTAGGGCAAACAGTTGGCACAAGTAACAATCACAGGAGTCGCAGGATTCTTAGGCTCGCACTTAGCTGATCGCTTCTTAGCCGAGGGCTGGCAGGTCAAGGGCGTGGATTCGCTAATTGGCGGTTATGCCTCCAATGTCCCTAAAGGCGTGGAGTTTTACGGCTATGACCTAGCCTCAGATGTCGAAACAATCGAGGATGCGTTCGATGGCTCAGAACTGGTTATACACGCGGCCTGCACAGCTTATGAGGGGCTTTCAGTCTTCTCCCCTAGTCTGGTAGTCAAGAACACTGTTCAAGCCTCTATAAACGCTCTGACGGCTTCTCAGAGGCAGGGTGTGAAGAAGTTTATTTACCTGTCTTCAATGGCTCGTTATGGCTCAATCCCAACCCCTTACAACGAAGACCAAGAGCCTTGCCCACAAGACCCTTATGGTATCGCCAAACTAGCCAGCGAGAAGCTAGTCCGTAACCTTTGCAACACTCACGGAATGGATTGGGTCATTCTTGTCCCTCACAACATCATTGGGCCTAGACAGAAATACGATGACCCCTTTAGAAATGTCGCTTCGATTATGACTAACCGACTACTTCAGGGCAAGCCACCGATTATCTATGGTGACGGCGAACAGATGCGATGCTTTAGCTTTATTCAGGATGTCGTTGAACCTTTATGGACAGCCTGCCACTCACCCAAAGCTTTGAGTCAGGTGATAAACATTGGCCCTGACGAAGAAGCGGTAACCATAAACCAACTAGCTCAAAAGCTTCAGAAAATTATTGGAACAGACCTAGAGCCTATCTACATCGGGGGCAGACCACAGGAAGTCAAGATTGCCCTTTGCTCTAGTCGAAAGGCTAGGGAGCTTTTGAACTATCGAACCTCTACAACCCTTGACGAGGGCTTGACTGATCTAGTCAACTGGATTCGAGACAGGGGAACAAAAGAATTTGAGTATCACCTGCCAATAGAAATCCACACCGAAGCCCTGCCTGAGACTTGGGCTAGGCGTTGGTTCTAGCGGTAGAATTAGGGTAGGAGAACTAATGGCTATATCAAATGGTTACGCAACCCTAATCCAACTAAAGTCAGCAATCGGTATAGCCGATGGCATAGATGACCCAATGCTAGAGATGGCTATTGAGTCTGCCTCTCGCCAAATTGACTCTTACACCGAGCGTTACTTTTACAACGCAGGAACAGCCGTAAAAGTCTTTGCACCGCTTGACAATTATGTCTGCGCCACCGAGGACTTTATTACCCTGACCAAGGTCGAGACTTCAGAAGACGGCGAGTCTTACGACACAGAATGGTCTGCAAGCGACTGGCAGAATGAGCCGCTAAATGGTCGCGCAGGTGGGTTGGTAACTTCCTTCACTCAAATCAGGGCCATCGAGGATTATCTATTCCCCTACCGCAACGGCGAGGCAACTGTTCGCCTGACTGGAACTTGGGGTTGGAGCGCGGTTCCTATCGCCATCACTCAAGCCACCATCATTCTTGCATCGCGCATCTTCAAGCGACTTGACTCACCGCTAGGAATTATCTCTAACGAGCTTGGCTCAATGCGTGTCGGGTTCAGGTTGGACCCGGATGTTCAGCACTTGATTGACCCTTACAGGAAGATTGCAGCAGCGTAATGGCAAGCATCACCGAACTGCGCGAAGGGATTGCCGCTAACCTAGCGACTATCCCCGGATTGAGAACCGCTGCCACAATCCCTGATAATCCAAACCCACCGATTGCGATTGTTCAGCTCAATAGAGTTCAGTATCACCAAGACTTTAAGCGTGGGATGACCGAATACAACTTCGCCGTTCAGGTAGTTGTTGGCAGGGTAGATGAAAGAAGCGCACAACAAAGACTTGATCTCTACTGCTCAAGCACAGGGGAATACGCTGTGGGACTTGCGATAGAATCGGATAGGACACTAGGCGGAAAGGCCTTTGACTGCATAGTGACCGAAATGACGAACTACGGCTCAGTGCTGATTTCAGATGTTACTTATCTGGCAGCCGAGTTCAATGTTCGTGTCTTAGCTAGCTAACACATAGGAGAAAATAAATGGCAAAGCAAATCCTGACGGATGTTGTGGTTCAGCTCAATGGAACCTCAATCTCTCAGAATGTCAACAGCGTGGAGCTAACCACTACTGCTGACGCTATTGAAACCACCGCATTCGGCTCTGCCGGATGGAGAACCTATCAGGGTGGTCTAAAGAGCGGATCAGTAACACTAGCTCTACACAACGATTACGCTTCAACAGCACTCGACAGCATCCTCTACAACCTATTCAACAGCATCGCAACTGTAACCATCTTCCCTGCCGGAACCCCAGTTGGAACCAGCACCCCGAAGTATGAGTTCACCGCTCTAGTGGACAATGTTGCTCCTGTATCAGGTGCAGTAGGAGACCTAGCTGTGCAGAACCTCACTTGGACAATCACAGGTGCAGTCAACCGAGGCACTATCTAAATAACTAAATAGAAGAAAGGAAACCCAAGATGAGAATGCAACTAGAAGTAGAGTTCGCAGACGCTACCAAAAAAGATGTCTTAGTAGTGATGTCCGATATGGTGAAGTTTGAAAGCGAGTTCTCTATAAGCATCGCCAAGCTAGGGCAGGAGATGAAGATAACTCACCTGCTCTGGCTTGCTTGGTCAGCCCTAACCCGAACTAAAGAAACAACGCTCGGCTTTGACGCTTGGGTGGATACAGTTTCCTCAGTGGGAGCGACTGACCCAAAAGCATCAAAGGGCTAGGAGATAGCTCTGCTCATTGGTATCTAGTGTCCTTGGCTTATGAATACAAAATAAGCCCAAAGGAATTGCTAGAGATGGATGAGCGAATGGTTTGGACTATGGGTCGCTATCTTGTGTGGCGAAACCAAGAACTGAACAAGTGAAGACCGCCTCAATCGGGGCGGTTTTCCTTTAGGTAGAATTGACTAGAGGTGTTCGATGTTCAAGACAAGTGCCACAATCAGCGCAAAAGACATAAACCAAACCTTGCGCAGGGTAAGAGAAACAGAACCTGACCTAAGAAAAAAGTTTGTGAACAACATCCGCTCAATAGCAAAAGAGGCTGAGTCACCTATAAAGTCTGGAATCCGCCGCGTTGAACCCCTAAGTGGTATGAAAGACCACTACGGAGTCACTTCTTGGAACAATGGCAAGTATGCGCCTGATGCTACTCAAATTAGGGTCAAGGCAAAGGCTGGCGGCAGAAGTCTAACTACTTCTTTAGTAAGCATTAAAATTAGATCAGCAGCAGTAAGCATTTTAGATATGGCTGGTCGCTCGCGCCGAAGCGTTGGTAAGGGTAAGAGAAACTCAGGACTTACCCCAGTTGTTAGAAGAACCGCAGATGGGAGTCTTATTGCCTACGCCCGCAGAACCACAGTTGAGGCAGGGACTAAGTTTATAGCTAATCTGAACGCTGCTGCTGGGGTTGTAAAAGGCGCGGCTTCTCGCATTGCTTGGCCCTCAGTTGAACAAAACTTACCGCAGTTTGAACGCCGCATAGATAAGGTTGTAAATGACTTTTATCGAGACGCTAACAGGAAGAACCGCTAAATGGCAGTAAATGTTGTCCTCAAATCTGTCTTTGATGATAAAGGACTAAAGCAAGCTCAAAAAGAGCTTAGTAAAATTGGCAAGACTGTCGGTGTTGCCTTTGCTGCTGTGAGTGCAGCGACAGTTGGAGCGGCTGTTGCCCTAACTCGCTTTGGGCTAGAGACCATAGAAGGCGCAGAAAAAGCTGCCATTGCTCAAAGACGGCTCGACCAAGTTGCTCAGTCAATGGGCATCTTCGGGGATCAGGCTGCTCAGGTTTCAACTCGACTAGGTAAGTTTGCCGAGGCTAATGAGCTAATAGTCGGTGTTGACGCTGATGTCATAAAGTCCACCCAAGCCAAGCTCCTGACCTTCAAGGAACTAGCCGCCACCGCCGACACAGTTGGCGGCTCTATGGACAGAGCAACAATGGCAGCTCTCGACTTAGCTGCCGCAGGGTTCGGATCAGCAGAGACTAACGCTGTTCAGTTAGGTAAAGCACTCCAAGACCCAATCAAGGGAATCACCGCACTAGCTCGCGCAGGTGTGACTTTCACGCAGGTTGAGAAAGATAAAATCCGCGCCCTTGTTGAATCAGGCAACATTCTTGAGGCTCAAAATCTAATACTGTCTGCCATTGAAACACAGGTTGGTGGAACGGCAGAAGCCACAGCTTCAGCCTTTACCAAGATAGAACTAGCAACTAATCAAGTCAAAGATGCAATCGGTGAGGCTTTATTACCTGTCTTTGAGGAGTTTGCAGACGAAATAGTCAAGGTCACGCCAGAACTGTCGGCTGCCTTAGCACCTGCCGCTCAAGCGGTTGCGACAATCTTCCGCGACGAAGTCCTACCTGCCATCAAGAACTTCACTCAATGGCTGGCTTCGCCGCAGGGTGTAAAAACAATCAAAGACCTTACTCAGGCTGTGGTTGACTCTGTCCAAAACTTCATAAACTTTGCAGGTTTGGTAATCAGAAACAAAGACGCAATCCTTACCTTTGCAATCGCAATCGGTAGCACAATCGCAATCTTAAAAGCCTTTGAGTTTGCGGTCAGATTAGCTGCTGCTGCGAAGGTTGCACTTTCTATCGCTGCGACTCTAACGCCTTGGGGACTTATTGCAACGGCAATCTTCGGAGTTGTAACCGCAATCACCGCTCTAACCATTGGGGCTAAGTCTGCCGCTAACGAGGTAGAAGCCCTAGAAATGGAAACAGGGGCATTAGAAAGGGAACTACAAAACCTAAAGACAGCTTTCAAGAATGGTGCAATCTCTCAGGAAGATTATGAGCGTCAAAGCAAGGCCGTTGGAGAAGCCTTAGACAAGGCAAGAGAAGCGACTAACAGACTCAACAATAGCTCACTAGCTAAGTTCCGCTCTCAGCTAGGTGACACAAGAGGTGACGCAGAAAGATTAGTCAACGCACAACGCGAGCTATTCCTAGCAATGGGCAGGACTCTCCCAACTAACGCTAGACCAGTTAATCCGTTCACCGCAGAAACTACCGGGGCAGGTGGCAGAAGTGGCCCGACTCAGTTCGAGCAAGTCCAAAAGATTATCAAGGACACTCAGAAGAAACTTGCTAAGGCGCAAGAGGATTACCGCAAGGCGCAGAGTGCTGCTCAGACTGCGTTCAATAAGGCCACCGCTGCCGCAACTGAGCGATTCAACGAGGCTTCGATACAGGCAGAAAAACAAAAGAACGAAGCCCTAGAGCAAGCACTCAAAACTCACAATGAGAATGTTCGCAGGATTCAGTCTGACTTCGCACAGCGTCAAGCCGACATCATCACTCAGTCAATCAACCGCCTAAGAGATGCCTTTGCTTCTGCTGTGAGAACCAATGTCGCTGACATCTTTGCCCAAGATGAAATCGCAGGATCAGTTGACAACCTAGTAGCCAACCTCAGAGACCGACTTACCGCCTCGCGCAACCTAGTCTCAAATGCTGCCCTATTAGCCTCTCAGGGCTTCTCTCAGACTTTTATAGAGCAGGTGGTGGGGGCAGGGCTAGAAACAGGCAACGAGCTGTCACAGGCGATTCTAGAGGCTACCCCTGAGACTCAGCGCGAGCTAAGGGAACTGTTTGGCGCACTTGAGTCCGAGTCTGAAACCGGTATGGATTCTCTGGCGCGGACAATGTTTGAGAAAACAGGTCTTGCCACTACTGAGCTCAAGAAGCTGTTTAGTCAGACACAGGTAGACCTAGCTGAATCCCTAAAACAGGCTCAGCTTGACTACACCTCATCACAGCAGTCAATCCTGCAATCCTTTGATGACGCGATGGCTAGCGCGACCAAAGCTAGAGACGATGCTTTTGCTCAAGCCAATGAGCAGCTAAATGATTCGCTAAATGCAGCGAGAGATGCGTTTATTGAAACTGTCAATGAAATCAAAGAAGCGTTTTTAGAGCAGATCGCCGCAGTCGAGGGTGGACTAGGTGGACTAAAGAGAACAGTTGACCAGCTAATTGCGCTGATGAATCAGCTAGCAATTCAGGGAACACCTAAGATTTCTACAATGCCATCAGCCCCAACCGGGGTCACTGCTCCAGTTATTACCACCCTGCCAATAAGTTCTAAGAAGCCGACTGTCGTAAACAACAACACATTCAACATAAAGAGCGACGCTACTCAAAGCCCTGCAATGGTCGGTGGTGCGGTATCTAAGGCAATCAACAAATACACCAGAGGCGGCGGTGGACTTGCTGCTGGAGTTGGGCCGGTTGCCCTCTAATGCCACAGCCAACACAGAAAGTCGAAATCGGTTTCGACCTGACCGATACGGGGACAGGGCCGTATTTTCGACTAGATGACCCGATTGCAGGTGTCCTAGACAACACTGAGTTTCTCTTGGGTGGAACGCTGTTCTTCGATGTCACTTCCCTAGTGACCTCAATCTCAATCCGCCGAGGCAAGAACCGCGAGCTTGACCAATACGATCAGGGGCTTGCGAATGTTGTCTTCAATAACAATCAGCGAACCTTTGACCCTGAGTTTGCAGGTTCACCTTACGCAGGGCAGATTATTCCTAAGCGTCAAATCAGAATTTCGTCAGGTAATGAAATACAGTTCTTCGGTTTGGTGGATGACTGGAACCTGTCCTATGAAACTAATGGCGATTCGATAGCTGCTGCCGCTTGCTCTGATGCAACTGCTGTCTTTGCTAACCAGACTTTATTTGAGAGAACTAACACAATCCAGAAGTCAGGGGAAAGAGTAAATGAAATTCTTTCCTTACCTGAAATTAACTGGCCTCTATCCCTAAGACAAGTAGACACCGGACTAATGACGCTAGGGGCAGACACAATCCCCGACAACACAAACGCCCTGTCTTACTTCCGACTTATCGAGCAGTCAGAACCGGGGTCGTTCTTTATCGGTAAGGACGGCTCTGTTGTATTCAAAGACCGCACTGCTGCCCCTGTCTCGAACGGCGTGACCCTAGCCGATGACAACTCAGGAATCCCCTATCAGTCAATCAGGGTGCAGTATGGATCAGAACTATTGGCTAATGAGATTGTGTTGGAGTCAGGGATAACAAATACCCAAGTGACTCAGACCGACCTTGACTCAGTTGAGGAATACGGAATCTTCAACCTGACCCGAACCGGACTTCTAATCGGCAATGACACCGACCTAGAGGCTTTGGCTGACTTCTACGCTCAGAAGTTCGCTGAGCCTGAATACCGCTTTGAGTCGGTGGACATCCTGTTAGACGAGTTGAGCGCAGGGGAACAAGAAGCATTACTAGCCCTTGAAATCGGCGATGTTGTCCAAATCAAATTCACCCCGAACGAGATACCCCCTGCCATCTCGAAATACGCCGAGATTATCCGCGTTGACCACAATGTTGACCTGAACAACCACATCCTCTCACTAGGCTTCTCAACACTCGACTTTGCCCTGTTCGTGCTGGATGACGCTGAGTTTGGTAAGCTTGACGCAGGCAACGCGTTAGCCTTCTAGGAGAAATATGTCAGGTCTAGGCCGCAAAGTTTTTACAGCCGGTGAGGTGCTTACCTCCGATAATGTTCAGGGATACCTTCAGGATCAGGCCGTTATGGTCTTTGCCGGGACAGCGTCAAGAGGCTCGTTCATTGGGACAGCCACAGAGGGAATGGTTACTTACTTATCTGATGTCAATGAGATTCAGGTAGCAACCGCGACAAACACTTGGGCAACTGTCTTTCCTGTTTCCCTGCCCACAACCGCAGTCAACTCCATCACCACCGCTTATACGGCGGTGGCAGGGGATGAAAATGACACGATTTATGTTTCGGGAACTGCCGCTGTAACTGTAACTGTCCCAGACATCCTGTCTGTCGGTGGAAGGGTTGACATCTTCCGCAACGCAGGTGGAACTGTAACCATCGCCGCAGGAACAGGCGTAACCGATTGGGGTGGCGCAGGAACAGCAGGAACCGCTGTGACCTTCAAGATTGACCAAACCTACAACGCCGCAACCGTTCTAAAGGTTGCTGCTAACACCTATCGAGTAGTTGGAAAGATCACTGCATAATGCCTATTCCATTGGGGATTCTTGCTGTTGCAGGTGCAGGGGCAGGCTTTGATCTTGAATACCTAATTGCTGCTGGTGGGGGTGCTGGTGGTGATACAGGAGCGGCTGGTGGTGGTGGTGCTGGCGGTGTTCTAACTGGCACACTAAAAACCGCAATCGCAGGTGTTACGCATACCATTACGATTGGGGCAGGCGGTTCCGGTCAAGATGCAAACAGTCGCGGTAATAATGGCAATAATTCTACATTTGGTTTAGTGGGAACCTCTACTGGTGGCGGTGGCGGTGCTAGAGGTGGAACAACAAATGGAAAATCTGGTGGTTCTGGTGGTGGTGGTGGTGGCAGTAATGAACTTAGAACTGGAGGGTCAGGGATTTCTGGACAGGGTAATAATGGTGGCTCAGGAACAGTTTCAAGTGATGGCCCTCCTTTTACTGGACAAGTTGGCGGCGGTGGTGGCGGTAGGAATGCAGTTGGTTCTTCTGACAATGGCAATGGTGGCAATGGTGTTTTATTTGATGGTTCTTATTATGGTGGCGGCGGTGGCGGGGCTCGGCGCGATACTTCATCAAATATGGGTCAGGGTGGATTGGGTGGCGGTGCAAATGCCTCTCTGTTTGGAGCAAGTGCGGCTACGGCAAATACTGGTGGTGGTGGGGGTGGGTCAGATAGCACATCCGCAAATGCTGGAGGTTCGGGTGTTGTAATTATTAGAACCCTTTCAACAGTTCCTGAGTTTGTAACAACAGGATCACCAACGATTACAGTCTCAGGTGGATTTAGAAAGTATGTTTTTACTGGTTCAGGAAGCGTGACAATCTAATGGCTCATTTTGCAGAAATAAATCAAAACTTTATTGTTACTAGAGTTTTAGTAATAGACAATTCTCTTGAAAATATAGGACAAGAATTTTTATCAGACAATTTAGCTCTTGGTGGGACTTGGATACAAACAAGCTATAACGCTAATTTTCGTAAAAATTTTGCCGCAATAGACTATATTTATGATGTTGAAAGAGATGCCTTTATTCCGCCAAAGCCATTTTCATCTTGGATATTAGAAGAACAAACTTGTCAATGGAAATCACCAGTTAAAAAACCTGATGATGGTAAAATTTATGTCTGGAATGAGGAATCTTTAAGTTGGATTGAAGCATAGGCGTAATTTATGGGAGACGAAACGACAGGCTTGCGAATCACGCAACGCGATATCTATGAAAAGCTAATCGAGCTTCAAGCGGTGCAAATTGAGCTGGTTGCCGATATAAAAAACCTCAAAGACCTACCTAATCGAATGAATGCCGTAGAGCAGAAACTAGCTCGCTTTGAGTGGATTGAACGCTTAGCCTTTGCCGCGCTCGGTGCAGGACTGTCAGGATTTGTAGCTGCGCTATGGTCACTAATAAGATAATCGCCCCGGTGAAGGGGAAATACACAGTCACCTCACCCTTCGGGTTTAGGGTTCATCCGATCACAAAGAAGAAAAGACTTCACGCTGGGGTAGACATCGTGACAGGTAGAGAAGACACAAAGATAATCTCACCCGAAGCAGGACTTGTATTAGAGGCTCGTAAGTCAACTGCCCCCGGTGGTGGATATGGATACTTTGTAAAGCTCAGGGGTGCGTCAGGGGCAACTCACTTATTCGCACACTTGGTTGAGGGCTCGATTGCGGTCAAAGTCGGTGACAGGGTAAAACAAGGACAGACTTTAGGCATAATGGGCACTACTGGAGCTTCAACAGGTATTCACTTGCATTGGGAAGTCAGGGGCAGAGTTCCGGTAGACCCTATCAAGTGGATGGAACGGCAGAATGCCTAGCTGGAAACATCGCAGAAGGCTTATTTATTTATCTTTTACCCTGTCTGCGTTTATGATTCTGTTTGGTGCTGTCACCTATGCTGCTGACTCATCAGTCTCACGCGAGCTAATCATCGGTGGGGTTGCTTTGATTAGTATTATCTTGACGGCTTACACAGCTTTCGCTACTTACGAAGATGTCAAAACAAGAAAGGAAGATAATGAAATTCTTTAGCTATCAGTTCTGGTCTTACGCAGGGGAAAGAAGCATAAAAACAGTTGCTCAGGCGGCTATTGCTTTTCTCGGTGCTGGATCAGTAGGGCTATTCGCGATTGACTGGGCAGGTCTAGCCTCTGTTTCTTTAGGCGCAGGACTTCTCAGCGTGTTGACTTCTATTGTGAGCCATAAGGAATAGACTTAGCTCGTTCATTGTTGTCCCCCAACAAGCCCCCTGATTTCGGTCAGGGGGTTTCATCTTTCTTGAGGGGTAGTGCCAGCCCAGATACCGAACTTCTGACCTGACTCAACCGCATAGCGGAAACACTCGGCCCTCACCGGACATTCTGAGCAGAGTCTTTTGGCAATCAGGGTCAAAAGCTGCCGTTTCATAGGGTCACGCTGATCTTCTGGATACATCACTTCGGGAAAGTCCTCACAGGGAACACCGCCAGCGGCGTGTATAGCCCTTAGCAGGCGATAGTGTTTCTCGTCAAAGTGGGCCATTGCTAGAGTTTACAAAAATAAATGTCGGAGGCAGGGTAGAAACTAAGGCTATGGAAAATTACTCACCTGAAACATTCGGTAACGGAACCCTTATCGGTGTTTTCGAACCCGGTAGCCCTGAGTGGCACAAGGCTCGTAAAGAGTCAATCGGCGGATCAGACATCTCGACTATCTGCGGTCTCAATCCGTTTCAAAGTCCTTATCACTTATGGGCGGTCAAGACCGGGAAGATTGAAAATACAGTTCAAGAAAACTGGGCTATCCGGTTTGGTAAGGCATTTGAACAACCGATTCTAGAACTTTGGCAACAAGAGCATCCAGAGTTCGAAGTTTTTACTACAGGAACTTATCAGGACACCCTCCTACCATTTAGACACGCAAACCCAGATGCCATTGCAAGGCATAGAGAAACTGGTGAGTGGGTCGTTATTGAAGTCAAAACTGGTAGACAAACTTGGGAAAGTATCCCAGATGGTTATAGGGCGCAGTTGCTTCACTATGTAGACATTCTTGACCTGCAACGAGGTTTTCTAGTAGCAGTCGCAGGGATGACTTGGTATGACTTTGAGATACAGCGTGACGATTTTGAAATAGGCGCACAGCGTCAGTTCGCTCAGGAGTTTATGGCCTGCGTGTTCGCAGACCAGAAGCCCGCTTGGGATGGGTCAGAGTCCACCTACGAAGCGGTGCGGTATCAGAACCCACACATTGACGATACCGAGGTAGAGATTGACTCGCTGTTTCTGTTAGCTAACGCGCAGGATGCTTACGACAAAGCCGAACAGGAATTGCGCTACTACAAATCTCAAACACTAGACGCAATGGGTCAAGCCAAGAGTGCCTATATCGAAATAGATGGACACAGGGTAAAAATTGCTTCAAGACAAGCAAAAAGAGACGGACTACCTTATCTAGTAGTTCACAAGAGGAAAGGAAAATAGTGCCAAAATTTGACTTGGATTCTTATTCGACAGTTGCCGAGAGGTTAGCTCAGTTTCATTCTGATTACCCTGACGGCAGAATTGCTACCAACTTGGTATCACAGCTTGACTTAGGGTCGGGAAAAATGAACTGGGTTGTCAGGGCAGATGTTTTCCTAAGTGCTGGCGATCACGCGAACAACCTGCCAAAGTCAACCGGCTACGCTGCCGAGACCGATGGAACAGGTGGAGCTAATAATGTTGCAGCCCTACCCAATGCCGAGACATCCGCGATTGGTCGCGCTCTTATGGTGATGGGTTATGCAATGAATAAAAACCCAAACGCTTTAGCCTCACGCGAGGAGATAATCAAAGTTGTTGCGCAGGACTGGCTAGAGAAAGCTGCTACCCTAGAAACAATCGAGCAGTTGCGCGAGCTATACACTCAGGCAAGAGCAAGCAACGCTCCTAAAGAAGTTTTGGAAAGGCTAAAAGGTTATGCTGACCGATTTGCAGAAAGCCAAGCTCAAGGAACTTCAAGAGGGGTATCTGATAGCTCGATACAGGGGAAGAAAAATAGAGGCTGAGTTTTGGAACAAAGAACTAACAGACTTACTCATCGAGGCTCTAAGTGATACAGGAAATACAGAGACAACTCGCGGAACTGATAGCGGAGAACTCTAGGGGTTCGACTGCGCTATTCGAGGCAGAGAAAGCTTTAGCCGAGGCTGAATACGACTTAGACCTAGCCGAACAAAAGGCTTACATAAAAGCATCGGGGACTGTCAGAGATCGTGAAGCGATAGCTAAACTTGAATCAGCAGAGCTAAGGTTGCAGAGAGACTTGCGCCGGGCGGAGTTCAACAGAATCAAGGCCAAAGTAAAGGCCATTGAATCAGCCAGCATTATGCTTTCGACCCAAGCAAAGCTCATAGGACAGGAAAGCAGGCTCTAATTAGCCCTGTGAGGCGATTAGAGGGCTTTAGGGGTCTTTTGCCTATCCTTACCTGCCCCCGACTATTTTGTGGCGTTAGAGAGGCATCTGTGGTATCAGACAGGGTAAGAAAACAGATAGAGAAGCGTGATTCGCATTGTTGGCACTGCGGTTTGACCGAAGATTTAGTGCTACATCACCGGCGTAATCGCGGAATGGGCGGCAGCAAACTGCTCGACACGCCACA